TTACGCCCATACCACATTTGTTATTGACCATTTATCATCTGTTTTGGTGATCTCGATTCCCTTAAAAATAGTGTTGATAAAATCTTTCCTTGTAGCTCTTTCCAAGTAAGCCCAGTTTTCTTTCAAATGTGATATCGTTTCAATAACTTCCTGCAACGTTATTTTTACGTCTGGTTCCTCTATAATGTTCTCCAACTGCATTTTCAGATCCTCAACACGGAGCATTTCCTCGTCAATCAAATTTACATAATCCTTATAGGGTAGCTTTCCATCTCCAAAAGCATATTGCCAATTTTTACGACGTTGATCACTTTTCTCGAGCTCCCTTTCGATTCGGTGACGGTCCATCTTAGGCGAATCTTTCGCCGCAGCAACTTCTTTAAATGAAATCCCTTGATTTTGCAAAACGAAATGTTCGAAAAACAGGCGTTCAAACTTGAGTTCGGAAAGATCGCCCTGGTCGCATTTACCGCGGAGTTTGTTAGAGCAGCGATAAAAATAATAGTTTCTTCCTGATCTTGGACCCATAAGTCCATGGTATGGTCCGCCACATTTTCCACAACGAACAATCGATGAGAAAGGATAGTCATAAGAAGATCGAGACATTTCCTTGCGGGAACGCCGTTCAATGATTGTGTTTGCTTTTTTGAATGTTTCCACATCGATGATGGGATCATGGCCGGCTTCAACGATAATACGTTCAGACTCCGGAGCTTCTTTAAGCTTCCAATGGTTTTTACCAGTATAGGTATGATTCTTTAAAATGACTTCAATGGAACTGCTATGAAAAGAACCTCCACGTATTCCAGGGATGTTCTTTTTGTTTAGATGTTTAGCTATGGTCAGATAACCCCATTTTTTTTGGATTAACAGCCCGAAAACCTCTTTAATAATCTCAGCCTGTTCAGGCACGATGATTAAACTGCCATCCTCTGATCTTTGGTATCCGAAAGGGGCAAAGGTGCTGCGTAGTCCTAACTCAGCACGTTTAACCATTCCCTTTTTAACTTCTTCACTAAGGTTCTCACGAAACATCTGTGCAAATATACCGAGCAGGTACACAAACATACGACCCATGGGAGAAGAGGTATCTATGTTTTCACTGATGGAGATCAGTTTTACATTCTTTTTATTGACCAACTCGACAAGATCGTAAAGGTCGGATATATTCCGTGTGAGTCGATCAAGTTTATGTACAAGAACTGCTTCGAATTTGCAGGCATTAAGGTCGTCGATCATTTCCTTAACACCAGTCCGGTTTAAGTCTTTGGCAGAAACACCAGGATCGGTATATATGCGAATTAATTCCCAACCCTGCAGTTTCACGTACTCCACTAATCGATCATACTGAGCTTGAAGTGAGAAACCATCAGTTAACTGTTTATCAGTACTAACACGTGTGTAAATTGCAACTTTCATATAAAATGACCACCTTTGCTTGTTTGGGTAAATTACCATTTCGAGTAGTGCCTCAATATGATTCCAATTCGTAAAATGGTCTAACAACCATGCAAAGCAGCTCCTCAAGGTCGTCGATTTGAATGATGAATTGCTCGATGTCATTATAATCAAAATCGAAATGGTCTCGTTTCTTCATCTTATCCATGCGTTCTACAACGTGAGTGAGAGAAATACCAAAATAATTAGGCCATTCTAGATTCATAATAAGATCTTCAAAGGCGATCGTTACACTCATGATCTCGTCATGGAAATCGGCTATAAAATGTCTTTCAAAAGGAGCCTTAATAGGAAGGTATACAGCAGACTTGTCCCATTTTATTTTGCCGCGAGGAAAACGCACAATCATTTTCATCGGTACCAACCCAATATCATCAAGTTCAGGATGTTCTTCGTAAAATACACTTATTTTTGTTTTCATCTATGTACCAAACCTCGCTATCCTCTGACGCTCTATTTCTTGTTGTCGAAGTTTTACATACTCGGGAGTGATATGACTCGTATCGGTATCTCGTTCCCGCCATTCTTTTTCTTGTTGTCCTATATAAATCCGTCTGCTTATTTGATCAATCCTCTTCTGCACAAAGGGGATGGGGAGTATGAATTCTTCAGCAAGTACCTTTTCTAACGCAGCGTAGGAATATACGTCATGAATAATTTCTTGGATCATATAGATGGGCATAGCTGCGTAAAGTTGGAAGTGTGACGCTTGGGATTCCTGTAGCTCCATAAAAGATTTAGGTAATTTATTTTGACAACCAATATGTCTTAAAAAGTGGCCAAGCTCATGGAAAAACGAAGCTCTTTTTATCTCTTTGGCATAATATGCGTGGAGTAAAATCATGCCGAAGTCGTCGTCCCAAACAATCCTGGTTTCATCTTTAGTAGTGTACACCATCGTATTGAAGATGGAGGCGACAAGGTCAATGTCTTCCAGATCAGATGCATAATGAATCCCATAACTACGATATTTTTGATAAATCCATGACTCAAGTTCGGTAGGTTTGTACAATGATAAATCCATGAGATCCCTCCATGATGTGGATATATTAGTAATAATGTGGATGGCTAGGAACGTATGTTCGTTTTAAATTTTAAAAGAAAAGCCTTTACAGGCTAATAATAAGAAAGTATTCTTATTGGATGTTCTCATATTTTTTACAATCTGTTCGTATAGTATAATTGACAATTGGAAAGAATTGATTTAAAGTTAGTTTTAGGGATCGAGGTATCTCGGTCGACCGCCCAGCTTTGCTGTGGCGGATTTTATTTTTTATGGACTCCATATTTTTAATCCCCAACCAAGATATTTAGGGAATTTGTAGAATTTCTTTTCTATTAGCTGAAATGATATATCTTTAAATTTTTCATCACACTGGTTTCTTGCATATTTGTGAATTGGAAACGATAAGAGATCAGCTAATTCCAAAACCACAAAAGTAGATTTATCATTATCTGACGTCCACCATTTAGGATTAAAATACACTCCTGCAATGTTATTAAAGTGGCTTGCCTTGTTTTGATTAGTCCCTTGTTCGAGTATCTCAACAATATGTTTCAAAACAAATCTATCTTCTTTCTTACCCCGTGATTCAATAATTATAATTCCTTTTTTGTTTGCTTCGTTTAACCCTTTGCAGTATCGTTCCATAATGAATCTAATAGCAATATGATAAGGGTGGTCAGGAGTTTTATACTTTAAATAATGCTTTTTCTTGTCAATATAACATGAAATAATTTTAGTTGGAATTTTATCTATCATATTAGAAATTGCAGGCATGAAGTCATCATAATTGATCCTATTGAAAGGATATGATCTTTTCCTAATTTCACTCGAATGAAAACAAACTCGTTTAAGACTACCTTTATAATCACAAAGACCTTCATTCCAAAAAGTGAATTTGATATCATTCATTTCTTTTTTTAAAATATCGTAACGTTTTTTATCGAAAATTACCCCTGTTAATGTAAAATCTTTAATAGATGAATCAATTTCATTAGTTTTATCTGCATCAACTTTTCTTTTGATTGACAAAAGATCAGAAGTTCCATTTTCATCGACACCCATTACAAAATCAACGTCATCTGGCCAATATTCAATTAATCTAGGACGTTGTTTCCATTCCAATAAAATCGCCTCGTAATAATCCCCATCGGTTGGAGTATTTGCTAGTGATCCTCTTGATTTTTCTTCCACTGTTTTTTCAATTCTTCAAAAAGCTTTATATCCTCTTTAAGTCTACGTGCGACCTCAGGAGTCAATTCATGTTTTACCCCATCTAAATAAGCTACATTGATGTCTGGCGGAATATCAAGTTGAACTGAAGGTGAACGGTCATCTGTGCGACCTAATAAATAATCAATAGAGACATCAAATAAGTCAGCAATCTTATGTAGAGTTTCTTCTCTAGGAAGTCTGTTTTTTTCCTCTGACTCATAACCAGCAATTGTAGGGCGTGAAACACCGAGCTTTTCTGCCACTATATCTTGCGTCCAACCGCATTCTTCTCTTAAAATTTTGAACCTTTGGTAGAAGGTCCCCATTGTATCACCACCGGAACATTATATCTTTATTTTACAGTTACATGTTCCTAAAAGAAACGTAAATATAAGGAACAAAATGCATTGACAACGTTCCGTTTAGGAACTATTATAGAGATGTAATAAGTTCCTAAACGGAACAAAGAAAGGGGTGAGTTCAATATGAGAACGGAACTAGTAAGACGTCGTAATCAACTTGAAATGACTCACGATGTAATCGCTGATAAAGCAAATATATCTAGACCGTATTACACGAATATTGAGGCAGGTAGGAAAGATCCTTCTTTTAAGGTAATGAAAAGAATTGCTGATGTTTTGGAAACGACAGTAGATAGTATTTTTTTTGATCAAGACGTTCCGAATCGGAACATGAAATCCACAGCAATAGAAGCTAATTAAGGCGGTGCCTCATGGATATTCTCCTAAAATGGCAAGTCTTGAGCTTAAGTACAAATTGCTCACAACAATGGATCTATCTAAAGACGACCCAAATTATGAACAAGAAGATGCGGTAAACGACCTTAGTTAAATATTAAAGATCCTGGATGGGTTAGAAGCTCAAGCAAGAAAGGAGGGATAGCATGCAAGAGTATTTTTCTTATGATAACAAGGTACCGATTGAGAAGAAAAAGCTGGTGGCATCAACAAGTAAATTATCGCAGGAGCTACTTGAGCGAATGGCGTTAGATATACGCAACAATAAAGCAAAGCAAGAAGAAAAGGCTGTTGGAGGGAATTAGCCCACTGGTCAGCAGTGGGCATGGGAAGTCAGGAAGGAGACTAACGGGGAATAAAAAGGGGATTTGCTTACGCGGAATTTAGCAACTATATAGAGGATACTTCCTTTCTCCAGTAATTACCATTCGAAATTCGAAAGGAGGTTTTTACAAAATGTTTACTCTAACAGCATCGGATATGAGCGAGAAGTTGAGAGTACTACGAATGAAAGCCGGTTTCACCCAAGAAAAGTTAGCTGAATTTCTATGGACCACTGAATCGACAATAAGCAAAGTTGAAAATGGACATCAAGTTCCAGATGCAGTTATGTACGAAAATTGGATTTGGGTTTGTACCCACCAAGTAGTGAGATTTACATACATCCATAATGGAAGGAGCAAGCAGCATGCATAATATTTCGGAAGCTCAATATAAAGCCAAATTGGAGGAATATCGAAGACGGTTGTTTCGGGATCCAAAAGTCGATTTAGATACAGCTTGTGGATTCTTTGATTGGGCAAGAGTCAAGCTAACTGATATGGAGCGTGAAAAATTACAGGTGGAAGAAATGAAAAAAGCCGCCCTGCCAGGCGACTTAGATGTTAATAATAATAAAGTTCTTAGAAATAGTATACCTAATATTGGAAAGGTTGGCAAGGTGGTGCACAACTATGCATGAGCAAAAGCTATTAGGCCAAATTATGGGATTGGCATTTCGCTTGAATCAAAATTCAAAATTCAATGTATTCGTCGAATTTTCAGGTCATGTAAATGAGCTTAGTGTAGAGATTCGTGATCCCATGTCCAGAAGAAGGCTAGTACAATGCAGTATTTATGTCACACGACCGGATGCAGAAGCTAAATTAGTTGAAGTCGGCTCCCAGTTATCAGACATTCTAACAACTGGCGAAATTGATTATTCAAGGCTTTATAAAGGCAGATATGGTCATAGAGAGGCTTATTTCTTTTGTTACGATTCTTTAAGTTGTAATCCTAGATACATAGCAAGAGAGCAGTTAGGTTGATTTAAAGGATACACACAGCCTGTTTGAAAGGAGGTAGATTCAACTGGCAAGACCTCAAAAAGAAGGATTGGATTACTTTCCACTGGATGTAGATATGGACCAGGATGATAAGCTCATTGTTCCTATAGCGAGATTTGGCATGCAAGGCTATGGAATTATAGTGAAACTGATGGGCGAGATTTATAGAAACGGATACTTTTATCAATGGGGCGAAAGGGAGCAATATGTTTTCGCAAGCAGGATTAATGTTGACATAAACACCATAAGCGAAGTCATAAATGAGTGCATTAAATGGGGTTTCTTCCATCAAGAACTATATGAAAGACATAATATTCTTACTTCCAAAGGATTTCAAAAAAGGTACATTGAAGCAGCAAAGCGACGTAAGGAAATAAATATGAGTCAAGACTACATTTTAATTGATGCAGCAGAGATGAGTGAGAGGTTCAAAATCACACTCATTATAAATAATGCTGACGGAAATAAAGTAAATGTTTACATTAACAAAAGTAAAAACGACGAAACGTCTACCGAAAGTACACAAAGTAAAGTAAAGGAAAGTAAAGTAAATAAAAAAGAAAGTAATAATAAACCTAAAAGACCTCCCTCTCGGCAACAAAAAGCGTATGCCGAGGACAGTTCTCCATATCGTATGGCATTATACCTTCATTCAAAAATCATGGAGTATGCTGAGACGTTGGGAGTTGTTCACTTAGTTCGTGATGCGAAGCTTCAAAGCTGGGCTGATGATTGTCGCAAGCTTCTTGAAAACGACAAACGAGACAAAGAAGAAATCAAACAGGTCATCGATTGGACAACTAGTAACAAGTTTTGGCGAAAAAACATTCTAAGTGCTGGCAAGCTACGTGAAAAATATAAGGACCTTTGTATCAACATGGTTGAGGAGTTAAACCAAGGAGGAGGTGCTGGAGTTGCTGAAAAAGGCGGTAGCAGGAAAGGACATGACTCAGTTCATGGCAGAAGTTCGAGCCAAAGCGGAGCTCTACAGGTCCCAGATGACGAGCTCGACAAACTCCAAAGACAGTCTTTACAAATGCTTGAGGTGTCAGGACACGGGCACCATTAACGAAATTATCAGAGTGGACAAGGGGGACCGGGACAAACAAGGTAATGTCATCTATCGAGAAGTTCTGAAAGTCGATGCTAACGGCAACCCTCCACTATGTGACTGCTACAAAGAACAAATCTTTGTTAATTGCAATGCAACCTCTGGAATGAAGCCAGGCGAGCAAAATCGTTTCTTCGAGAATGCTATCTTAGATCAAGAAAACAGGCACTTTTTCCAGCAGGCTAAGAAGTTCGTAGACAGTATTGATGTTCATTTAAAAGCAGGAACTTGGCTTTACATACATGGTGATAAACAGAGAGCAGAACCACGCGGGCTGAGTGCCTTTGGTACTGGAAAAAGTTATTTGACTCATTGCATCGGGAATGAATTGACAAGGCTTAAGTATCGTTCCATTTATGTAACCGAACAGAAATTGTTTCAGGACATCAAAAGCACATACCGCAAAGACTCGGAAGAGAGTGAGGAAGAGGTCCTTTGGAGATATCATAATGTACCAATCCTGTTGATTGATGACCTATTTAAGAGCCAATACAAAGACTGGGCAGAAGATAAAATGTTTCATCTTCTGGAGGCGCGAAATTGTCCAGGAAGGGTAACTATTATCAACGGCAACTATGCACCTAACAGGATCGATATTGCTATGGAGAGGAACGGCAGCGCAGTATCAAGCAGAATTTTCGGACAAGCTGTTCTCATGGAAATGATCGGTACTGATCGGCGCCGCAACAAACTAAGGGGGCCAGAAAGCGCATGAATAAACATGTTGATGACTTCGAGTTCGACTTAAACACAGAAAAATTATGTGAAATGATGGCTGAAGAGTTGCGCCGGGAATATGAGGAAATGCGTAAGGAGGATGCCAAAAATGCTCGATAGCTTGGTGGTCCTTAAACATCAGCGTCAGAATCTTTACGTTTGCTTGGAAGATTTAGATTTTGTTTGGGATGAGAAAAATATTTCAACAGCTAGTCAGATGTGGAATGAAGGGTTAAGTGTTTGGGATATGGCCCGATCTTTTGAAAGAGATATCGATGAAGTGACTTTGTTAATCATGGACTTAAAACGCCGCGGTCGCATACAAGATAGACCAGGCGGCGCATGGGGAAGGAGGATGCCCCTTGATATCACAGCAAAAGGATGTCCGACCTGCTAAGCAAGACATGCAGCCCATATACGACATGTTCGTAAGCTGGGCTGGACGTCCACTTAAACGGCAGGAGTCTAATCTGATAAATCATGCATTTAGTGATAATAGGACGATCAATTTAATTACCAAAGTCATTTTCTCCATTCGTCCTGCAAAGGCAGCAGTGATTGCCGACAAGAATCAAACAGTTATAGAGGATTATTTGAAACTTTAGGAGGTAGGAGCTCATGAGAAAGGAACAACGGAATTTAGTTGAAGATATGTTGCTGTTGCGCACGAAATGGAATCCTGATAGCAAGTATCCGCTTATGGCTCAAGCAGCTTGGTTAGAGGCTGTGGAGCGCGCAGTTGAAGCTGAAGCTAAGGTAGAGCAGCTTAATGAAATGTTAATTGAAAAGGACAAGGAAATAGAGCGTTTAAAGAATGGCCTCTAGGTTGTTAGGTAACAAAATGAATAAATTTGTCCATAAGGAGTGTTCGTATGAAAGCAATTATAACGGTAACAGTAGAAATTGAAATTGATGTGCCTAATGAATATTATCCCCCTGAGTGTGACACAGACGAAAAAAGACTCGCTTACGAAATAGAAAGTTATGATAATGGCGAGGGCGATATTATGCAACTACTTTCAAACGAGTCAAAAATGACAATTGTAGGTAAAGTAATTCGATGAATAGGCGGGAAAAGTACATGAACTTATTTGATAATGTGATTGGTTTCTTCAAATCATTCTGCTCCTACTGGAGGTTGAACATAGATTTTCGAATATCTTTAACTATATCTGTAATTGCAATTTTCATTCAATTTTGAGGATAATTATCTCTTAAGGATCGAGATAACAAGAGCACAAACGGAAATTGCTATAGGTAGGAACTTCCATAAAAGCTCCCTTTTCCTTTCTGTGAGGTAGTCCAATCCCCTAAGTGAAATGATCCAATTATCGCATTCCTGTTTTTCGCCAGTTGGAGTCTGAGTCGAATCGACAACATAGCACTCAGTAACGTGTTCAACGTACTTAACTTCTTCTAACTCTTGTAAACATGAGAGCACGATCGCATTGCAATGGATGTCGGCAAGCTCTTCTACAGAATGGGGCCGTTTTAAAAGTCTCTTTATGATTGCTCGTTTGTATTTGTTCATATTAATTGCTCTCTTCCTTGAAATTGTAAAACCTAGATAACTTCCATTATTCGACAATGGAGAAGAATATCCTCTTTCATGGAATGATGTGACCGGCATCTGTCTGGAATTGGTAACAAAATGTATATTGAGGAACTTGGGCATAAAAAAAACCTCCCTTAAGTGGGAGGAGAGTGGAGAGTGAAGAGAATGGTTTTCACATTAATAGTATACAGCATTGATAGAAAAGAGTGCGTAGGGTACCATCACTGAATATTTAAGATTATAGATTGGAGGGGTAACATGCAACAAGGAAAATGGGAACAAACAATTATGTATGTTAAAAGAAACGAACAAGGGGTTATTATTCAAGCTCAAGAGGAGCGACCAGAAGACTATCCTGAGGAACCAGCGTACCGAGTAATTGGAGATTAAGGAGGTCTTAGTGTGCTGCAGTTAATTAAAAACGAAATCATAGTCTATGAAGGTATTAAACAAGGTAAGAGCCGGCACGAGATATCGACTGATAGCGGTCTTCACAAAGCTACTGTTAGTAAATTTATTAATATCCTGCATAGGCTTTGGCTCATCGAATATGTGGGAAGAAAGGAAAAAATAAAGATTTACCGGGCGGTGTCTTGCGAATATGTCGAAGTAGGGGGATACCAGGAAGAACCCGATGTCGATAGATTGTTACAAAAAAGCATAGATATTCGATTAACAGATGATCAAATGTTCTATCTTCGGAATCACAAAAAAATGAAGCGTTCCGTTTTAGCAAAAAAGTTAGGAGTCACGAAACTGGCACTTAATTTCACGTTAGACAAGCTTAGTAAAAGTAATTGAATTAAAGAAGATTCCCCAGCGTATGCCTTGGTCGGAGGCGCTGGGGAATATACGTTCCTATCATCACTATATCATAGAGGATGGTGTTAAGGAATATGGGACAACTGAAAATCACTTTTCCAATGGAAATTGATAGAGAAGCAACGCGGCAGGCCGTAGAGGAACGACTTGAGTCTGCCCGGATATATAAACAGCTCGGTTTTATACGCAGGGAAACAAAAACTACAGCTTCATATGAACTAAGAGAAGGTGGGACCACTAATATCATATCTAAAGCAGCGGAAAATGCAGCGATTTATAACGTAGATACTGAAGCTAGGCTGCAGCAAAAGCAGGAACAAGTTGAAATGGCTGTATCCAAACTAAATCGGACTGAGCGGCAAATCATTGAGAAACGATTTATGGAAGATGATGAAATCTTTGATTATCATGTGTTTAATGATTTGCATATGAGTGAGAGGAAATACTACCGGATGAAATCTAGTGCAATCTACAAGCTGGCTTTTGCTCTCCGACTTGAGGTTTATGTAGAGCCGCGAGATATAGGGAAGCAGCCATCTGAAATAGCTTAGAATTACACAGATAATTGGCAGGTAGTAGGTGGAAGTCGTGTATGTGGCTATTTAGAACATGATCCCCATTTCTAAATGAATACCTTTGGGTGCTATATTTTTATATTAACTTTGAAAATATTGTATACTATTTTTAAAGAAAGAAATGTTGGGGGTGATGGTAATTGGTAAAAAAATATTGGGAAAGCATAGTACCATACTTAACCATAGCAACAGTATTGCTAGTAATGTTATTTGTTATAACAGTCTGGCTTAAAGCTTTGGGATTCGAATCAACTTATATTGTCGCTTGGATTGGTTTTCTTGGTTCAATTCTTGGTGGAATTATTGGAGGGGTAGTTACTTATTTAGGGGTTAAGCTGACATTAGAACATCAAGAAAAAAGTAGGTTTTTAGAAAGTTTCAATAAAAAGATAACAGTGGTAGACGAAGCAGTGGATAATTTAAAGTCTATAGTTTCATTAAGTATGTTATTTGTTAATTATGGGGATCCAGTTGGGATCGATAAAGGAAAATATATAATAAATCAACTTATTATTTTTAACGAGAAACTTGAAGTCCAGTTACCTAAATTAAGAGAAACGATAGATTTCGATGTGTATTATATGATTGACCTATATTCACGCAAACTTTTGACATTAAAACCACCAGAAGGCATAAGCATGGATGAACATTTGCTTTGTTATTATTATGATTCGGAAAAGATTGATGAATACTTAGACAGTGCACAGAGAATCTGTGGAGAACTCTTTAATTATAAGGATAAATTAGTAAAGAAATACTACGGGCACTCATATTGAATATCTAATTGCTTTAGCGGCATCTAAGCAAATATTGCAACCTAAAAAGTGGCGGATAAAAAGCAGATTTTTGGCAGTAAAACGACAGAACATTTGCCTCCGGAGGTGTTATAGTAATAGTGTGGAAAATAGAAAGACGGTACGTGCAAAGAAGTCGTAGTCAAAATGCTGCGGCTCTTTCGTGCGTATGTCTAGCTTCCTTACGCTCTTATCATTATATATTGAATTTGAATTCACCACTTTACAATTATAATGGCCAACGTGACAAGGCTTATGAAAATGGCAGATACACTGATAATAATCGTTGAATACTGGATGCGTGTACTGAAATTAGTTTAAAGTGGCAGACAAATGGCAGATATTTGGAAGAAATATGGCAGAACATTTGTTTTAATGTATGCTATATTTGTATTGGGATAACTTGAAAAGATGGATCGTTGAGGTACAGGAACCCGCCTAGTGTTGTAAAGATTGCAGGTAATTAGTAGCAGTGTATATTAGTAAGAGAGCAATTCCTGCTGCAAATGCACTAATTAGTGTCTTTCTCAAATTGACCACCTCCTTTTGACCTATATTGCTTTCAACGGAATAGGAGGAAATACCTTCCTAATGTCGAAAGTAAATTCAATTGGAGGGAATTATATGAGCGAGTACAAAGATAAAAAATGCTTTATTGTAACACCTATTGGTGGTGATAATACTGATATAAGGAGAGCTGCGGAGGGAGTTATCGATGCAGTAATAATGCCACTTCTTATAGAATTTGGTTTTGAGCCTGCTAATATTACTGTGGCGCATAGAATGCCTCACCCTGGTTCAATTAATAAACAGGTGATTACAAGAATCTTAGAGGATGACATTGTAATCGCAAACTTAACCAATCTCAATCCAAATGTGATGTATGAACTGGCTGTTCGACATGCATCAAGGAAACCTGTAATACAAATATGTGAACAAGGCACGAGGCTTCCTTTTGATATTATAGAAGAGAGGACAATCTTCTACACTAATGATATGCTTGGAACTGTTCAACTTAAGGAAGGACTCTCATCTACTATTGCTGAGATTCTTAAGGGTGACCATCAGCCAGATAATCCTATATATAGAGTTATTGAAAGTAATTTGATTCAAAATGCAGATTTAAAAGATGCAGATAAGTATATGATTAGTCGTTTAGACCAACTTGAGGGAGTAATTCTGAAATTGGTTAACAAAAACAATAAGATATCAACTAACAAAAATAAATCAAGAGTTCGTAGTAATAGAACATTTTTTATTCATTTTATAGGTGAGTCAAAGGAGTTTAATGATGCTATTGGAGAGATACAATTTGAATTATTTAGCCATGGCGTATTTATCGATAACGCTAATGAGTTGGTAGTACCTCCTTCATTAAAAGAAGCTGGAATCAAAGCAGCAGCAATAAACATTGAAGACCCCGATGGTTCTATTAATCTTGATATTTTTCAACACATTGTTAACTCAGTGTTTGAAAAGCACAACCTTGAAATTGATCATATCAGCTTATCATGAAATTAGGGAAGGTTATAATTCGAACGCTGCTGATAAGCAGCATTTCGCTCAAAAAGTAAGGCAGATTATGAAAAGAGTCGCTTATTACGGCTCTTTTTGTTTTGGAAAGATCACGCATTTGACAGGGGGAGCCGATGAAGAAATTGAGTGTCAAAAACCTTCAATTAGCAAGGCAGTAGAGATGCTTGGCTACGAATGGGGAGTAAGAAATATTCTACTTGCGCCCGCTTGATAAGGACGGTGATTTGAAGTGAATACGGTCGAACCAATTCGCAGCACTGAGATCATTGCTGCCATTAAACGCGATCTTAAGGAAAGGTCATATCGCGACTATGGTCTATTTATCACTGGGATCAATTCAGCATTAAGGATATCGGATATCGTCAAATTACAGGTTTTGCATATGAAGAAGCCAGAGCTATATATAAGAACGACCAAAACCGGGAAAGAAATTTTTTTACCCATCTCAGACTACTTACGGAGGGAACTAAGACCACTTATGGAAGGTAGAGGGGATCATGAATACTTATTTCTTTCCCGTCAGAGGAAGAAGAAGGAGGGTCTACGTAAATCGATTGACCGAAGCGTTGCATATCGTCTACTGAACAGAATTGGTAAAAAATATGGATTGGAGCGTATAGGCTGTCACACTCTAAGAAAAACCTTTGCGTACCATCACTGGAAGAAAAACAAAAACACGGCGATCTTGAAGAATCTCTTAGGTCATCAGGATGAATCACATTTACTTCGGTATATCGGCATCATCCAGGATGACATCAATTCAAGCATGAAAGGGTGGCATTTGTAACAGTGCATCATATTGAGCAGATGTCGCACTCGTTTTTATAAAGGAATGCAGAGCTAGATAGATCAAGGAAATTCGGCGTGTAGTGAGTGCACCACAATATAAGATATGGTGCACTCACTAATATTTAACATTTAGTGGTAACGATGGAATAAAACATAGGGAAATATCGTGAAAAACGGTGTGGAATGCCGCTTGTTATGGAAAATCGTGGGTCCTTCTGACGTCCAAACTCATGCGGGTGCTAGCGACCCCAAAATCGAGCTAGATACAAATTTTTTTTGATCGCTTCGTTTCTGTATGCGTGGGCCTGTATAAAAATTCAGAAGCCAAAAAGCCTTGATGTGTCAAGGTTTTTTTGTGTTTTAAGGGGGTGTACACCGTCACTTATGCGAAAAAGAGAACCGTCAAATAAGACACAAAGCGAAATGATTTTTACAACCAATCAGCTTGCGGAATTGTTAAATGTGACGCCTCGAAGGGTGCAGCAGCTGGCGGAAGATGGCACCCTTGTTAAATCCGAGCGCGGCAAATACAAAGCATTCGAGAGTATTCAAAATTACATCAAGTCCATTCAAGGAAAACAAGGGGATGGAAACACTGATGTTGACTATTTCAATGAGCGAGCCCTTCATGAAAAAGCAAAACGAGAAATAGCCGAGATTGAGTTATCCGTCATGCGTGGGGATCTTCATCGATCCCAGGATGTAAAGTATGTCATGAATGATATGCTTGCCGCTTTTCGTTCCCGTATGCTAGCTTTGCCTGCCAAACTATCGCCGCAACTGCTTGGAAAAAATAAGCTGCCGGTGATTAATAGCCTGTTGACGTCTGAGATCCGCGAAGCCTTAAAGGAGCTATCTGAGTATGATCCACAAGCTTTCTATGCTAAAAGCGAGGAATATGTGGAGTTGAGTGATGATGAAGATTCCGAATAAGACAAAGCGGTTATTTCAAGAGATTGCTTTGCTTCTAGCTCCGCCTCCAGATCTTACCGTTTCCGAATGGGCGGATGGTTATCGCAAACTATCCTCCGAAGCTTCAGCAGAGCCGGGACAATGGCGGACGGATCGGGCGCCATATCAACGCGGTATTATGGACGCAATTAATGATATTGATGTGGAAACGGTTGTTGTGCAGTCGTCCGCCCAGGTCGGAAAAACCGAATTTCTTTTAAATATGATCGGGTACCACATCGACAATGACCCGGCTCCGATTATGCTGGTTCAGCCAACGTTAGACATGGCACAGGCATTCTCAAAGGACCGGCTCGCACCGATGCTTCGAGATACGCCAGCCATTCGCGGCAAGGTGAAGGACGTTCGCAGCCGGGACAGTGGAAACACGCTCTTGCACAAGGTTTTCCCTGGTGGTCATATCACACTCGCTGGGGCAAATTCCCCTGCATCCCTTGCCAGCCGTCCTATCCGTATTGTTCTTGGGGATGAAGTGGATCGTTATCCGGTGTCGGCTGGAGTGGAGGGTGACCCAGTTATGCTCGTTTCCAAACGGACAAATACCTTTTGGAATCGAAAAAAAATATGGGTAAGCACACCAACAACAAAAGGGACATCACGGATCGAAGCCCTTTATTTGGGGAGCTCTATGGAACAGTGGTGTGTACCCTGCCCGAGTTGTGGCGAACACCAGCCGTTCAGCTGGGCACAAATCAAATTTGATTACGATAAAGAAACTCAGATGTGCACCAAAGCAGAACATGCTTGCCGGTCATGTGGCGCGCTTCACCCAAAACAAGATTGGCATCAAGAAGATGGGAAATGGATAGCTCGTAAACCCAATGCGAAAACACGCGGCTTTCATCTCAATGAGTTCGCCAGCCCATGGAAGCAATGGGAAACGATTGTCGAAGAATTTCATACGGCCAAGCTTGGCGGACAAGAAACCCAAAAGGTATGGACGAACACCTCACTGGGGGAAACGTGGGAAGAAGAAGGAGAGCAAATTGAAGACGAGCAGCTGATGAAGCGTCTAGAAGGCTATAAGCATGGTGTTCCCAATCAAGTCAAAGTGCTTACCGCAGCGGTCGACGTCCAGGATGATCGTTTTGAAATTGAAATTGTTGGATGGGGTGCTGGTAAAGAGTCTTGGGGCATTCGGTACGATAAACTTTATGGCGATCTGAAGCAACAAGACATTTGGCGTCAATTGGATGAATACCTTTCGCGCAGTTGGAGTAATGCCGAGGGAAAGAAATTTGTCCCTGCCATTACATGCATCGACTCAGGCGGTCACTTCACGACCGAAGTTTATCGCTTTTGCAAACCAAGGGAAGCACGCCGTATCTATGCGATCAAAGGAAAAGGGGCTCAAGATGGGGAGTATGTTCCTTTCTTGAATGGTAGCAAACGTACTCCACGGGAAAAAACCGTTTTGTTTAATCTTGGAGTCGATGAAGGAAAAGCGAAAGTCGTTTCCAGACTTCAAGTTGTTGCTGAAGGCCCAGGTTATTGTCATTTTCCGATCGATCGAGGGTACAACCAGGACTATTTCAAAGGGCTTACAGCTGAAATCATGGTAACGCGCTACCGTCTTGGGGTTGGTTACAAGGTATGGAAAAAGGTTCGTGACCGCAATGAGCCGCTAGACCTTCGGGTATATAACACCGCAGCCCTTGAAATTCTAAATCCTAACCTGGATGAAGACCGCAGTACGGGACCGCCTGCAGCCGTACAGCGTAGTAAGCGCAGGGTGATAAGTAAAGGACTTTAAACGGGAGGTGAAAGGAACCATGGCATGGACATTAGAAGATGCAAAAAAACACTTGGATGCTTGGCTTGCTGCTGAATTGGCCGTTTCAACGGGTCAATCCTACCGTATCGGTACACGGCAGCTAGAACGTGCAAGTTTGTCAGAGATCCGCCAGCAAATTACCTTTTGGCGGAATGAAGTCAGCAAATTAGCTGCAAATCGCCGTGGCAGCCGAGTCATGCGCGTTGTTCCGCGTGACTTATGAACCGATTGGACAAGATGATAGGCATTTTTGCACCCGAAATGGCATTAAAACGGCACACAGCGCGTATGAAAATGGAATTTTTAAACTCTGGATACTCCCATCATGGAGCCAGCAGGACCAAGAAATCGATGATCGGTTGGCTTTTTGGCGGTGGATCTCCGGACGAGGACATCATCGATAATGCTGATACGTTGCGGCAACGGTCAAGGGACCTGTACATGGGCGGTGCAGCTTTAGCAACTGGAGCCATAAAAACAGCCAGAACCAACATTGTCGGTACTGGGCTGCGACTCAAACCGTCCATTGATGCGGACTTTCTAGGGTTATCCAATGATGAAGCGCAGCAGATCAAACGGACAATCGAGCGAGAATTCACCTATTGGGCTGAATCTGTCGATTGTGACGCAGCTCGGGTCAACAACTTTTATGAGTTGCAGCAGCTCGCTTGCTTATCCCAATTTATGAGTGGAGATTGCTTTGCCCTACTGCCCGTCTTTTCACGGAGACATTCTGTTTATGATACTCGCATTCGATTAATCGAGGCGGACCGCTGCTGTGACCCTGATAATAAAAAGGGCAAAGATATCAAAGGTGGCGTTGAAGTCAACGAAAATGCGGAAGTGGTCGCTTATTGGTTTGTTAACCAGCATCCGCTTGGTAAATCCGAAAAGCGAAAAGAATGGGCTCGCGTAGAAGCGTTTGGCAATCTGACGGGGCGGCGGAATGTGCTGCATTTAATGGAATCGGAGCGACCCGAACAGCGCCGAGGCGTACCGATGCTTGCGCCGGTTATCGAACCGCTTAAACAATTAGGGCGCTATACCGAAGCTGAGTTAATGGCCGCAGTTGTGTCCGGGATGTTCACGGTCTTTATCGAATCGGAAAGCCCGGAAACCCCATTAGGGCAAGGTATCAACCCGGAATTGCAGGTGGATGATGACGATCCAAACAGTTACGAGTTGGGCAACGGTTCGATTATTGGTCTTGCTCCAGGTGAAAAAGCAACGTTAGCAAACCCCGGACGACAGAACACAGCCTTTGACGGCTTCGTAACAGCTGTTTTAAGACAAGTTGGTGCTGCTTTGGAAATACCCTTGGAGTTACTTGTCAAACACTTCACAGCGTCCTATTCTGCGAGCCGTGGCGCGTTATTGGAAGCATGGAAGATGTTTCGGATGCGCCGTTCGTGGCTCGCCTCCGATTTTTGCCAGCCCATATACGAAGAATGGTTTACTGAAGCCGTCGCAAAGGGACGTATCCCAGCGCCCGGCTTTTTTGATGATCCTTTAATTCGAAAGGCGTATACAAAAGCCGAGTGGCACGGACCGTCTGCAGGTCAGTTGGACCCACTAAAAGAGGCGACAGCGGCAAAACTCAGGGTCGAGGAAGGATTTAGTACCCGTGAGCGTGAGACAGCAGAGTTAACCGGTGGTGACTTCGAAATGAATCACCGGCAGCGCGTGTTAGAAGAAAACATGCGCCGTAAAGACGGCTTAATCGTGGAAGGAGGTGAAAACAACAATGACCAAACCCAAAAAGTTCTGGAATCTAAATCAGATGACGAAGAATAGCGCTGAAATCACGATTTATGGCGATATCGGGAACAGTTGGTGGAACGATTCGATATCCGCCAAGCAGTTTTCAGATGATTTGAAAAGCCTGGGCGATGAGGTAGAGCAAATTACGGTTCGCTTAAACAGTGCGGGCGGCAGTGTATTTGAAGGATTAACCATTCGATCTATCCTAAAAAATCACAAGGCGGATGTAACAGTCCATATTGACGGCTATGCAGCTTCCATCGCCTCCATTATTGCTATGGCTGGTGACAAAATTGTGATGGCTAAAGGGTCCATGATGATGATTCATAACCCGATGAGCTCCATGTATGGAGGCGAAGCAAAAGACTTTCGCGAAGCTGCGAACTTACTGGACAAAATCAGAGATTCGCTGGTTTCGGTTTATGCCAACCGAACCGGTCTATCCACCGATGAACTCATTCAGATGCTGGATGATGAAACGTGGATGTCAGCAGAAGAGGCCGTACAGTACGGTTTTGCTGATGAAATCGAGGATGGAAGCCCCGTAACCGCCAGCATTCGTGGAGCAGTCGCCAGCGTGAATGGGGTGAGCTTGGACTTTTCCAATTTCCATAAGGCTCCCAAGCTGCCGAGTGCAGCGGCTTCCTTTGATAGGCAAGCTCCACAAAACAAACCGATACCTAACGATCCTAATAACGGAGGTGCAACCATGTTGAGTTTGGAAGAACTGAAAAACAAATATCCAGATGTATATACCGAGGCCGTTGCTGCAGGTATCAATCAAGAACGCATTCGGATGCAGGCGCTGGATAATCTTGCGATGCCAGGCAATGCAGATATTATTGCAAAAGCGAAAGCAGACGGTACATCCGTAGCCGAAACAGCCGTCAACATTATCAAAGCCGAAAATGCCAAGCGAGCTGCAGCAAACACAAACATACAAAACGATGCTAACGCGTCAGGTGTAAATGCTATTGATCCTGGAGCCGCTGAAGATTTGACTCAGACGGAAGAAGAAAAGTCAGACGCTCACGCGGATGCACTTGCAAAAAAATTCATTCAACGTAGAGGAGGTATAATTTATGGCTGAACAACTCATTCATACGTACAGCACAAACTATGATAATTTGATTGCTGGTTCCGCACAGATCCTAACGGCTGCCGTTACTTTGAAAGCAGGCCGTGCCTATTTACGGGGTTCCGTTATTGCCCTAGCGACAGCCGATAGTAAGGGGTCCTTAGTGGATTCAACGAAAACGGACGGCACAGAGACCCCATATGGCATTTTAACCGACAACGTGGACGCTACAACGGCAGACGCTCCCGGCATTGTCTATCTTGCTGGTGAATTTAATGGTGCTGCGTTGGTGTTTGGTGGAACCGATAAGCTGGATAAACATCATCAGGCACTGCGAAATATCGGCATAACTGTTCGTAAAACGAAGAAAGCCTAAAGGAGGATAACCTACCCATGCCAAACGAAATTAGCATTTATGAACCGCGTACCTTACTCAAAGCCGTCAAACAGATGCCGTCAGCAAGTACCTTCCTCAAAAGCACTTTTTTTGGTGGTAAACCCAACACATTTGTCACCGAGGCGGTTGACGTTGACTATAAAAAAGGCAGACGGAAAATGGCGCCTTTTGTATCTCCACGCCTTGCAGGTCAAGTGTTAGACCGTGAGGGGATTGTCACCCAAACATACAAACCCCCTATGGTTAAGCCGAAGAAAATTCTTACGGTTGGCGACTTGCAGCTCCGAACGATGGGTGAACATATTTATTCTGGTAAATCACCCGACGAACGCGCCATTGAATTGTTGGCCGAGGATCTTCTTGAATTAGAAGAAACGATTACACGCCGTGAAGAGTGGATGGCAGCCCAGGTCATGTTCACTGGGAAAGTGGATATGATTGGGGAAGGTGTCGACCAAACCCTGGATTTTAATTTCACGAACAAATTGATTCTAAGTGGTACCGAAAAGTGGACAGATCCGAACAGCGATCCTATCAAAACGCTGGCAACCTTACGTTTGTCAGTCATTCAAAAGTCCGGCTTAACAGCAGACATGGCAATCCTTGCCTCTGACGTTGTGCCGGACTTTATTAATCATCCACTTGTTATGAAGCTATATGATAACAAAGGCATGAACATTGGCAAAATCGATCCCAAACTCTTACCGAATGGGGTTACATACTTGGGTACTGTCGTAACAACAGGGATGGACCTGTACAGTTATGATGAATGGTATTTGGATGATGATACTGATCCAGATAATCCAGAAGAAAAGCCTATGGTACCTAATGGCTATATTTTGGTTGCCTCCAGCCGTGCACAATCCAGTATGTGCTATGGAGCTGTCACTTTGGCAAAAGGGGAAACCTTTGTTACGTATGAAGGAGCTCGAATTCCGGATTCTTGGATGCAAAAAGATCCTGCTGCCCGTTTTGTACAGATCAACAGCCGACCATTGCCAGTACCGCATGAAGTGGATAGCTGGTACGTCTGCAAAGTGAAATAGGAGGAACCAAGACATGCCCATTATAAGTAAATGGAACATTCAACATGACGGGGAGCTGTTCCCTGCAGGAACCATTGTTCATGTGTTGTCAAAGGATGAAGAACAAGAACTTGTTGATAACGGCCAAGCTGAATTTATCAATATGGATCTTGAACAAACATTACATGAGGATGATTCCCTATCTGTTGAGGCATTCACCAAGCTAAGTGCAGCTGAACAGAAAGCCGAACTGGAGAAGTATGGTATGACGCCGGGTGCCAATGGAAGCGAACGAATTGAACAGTACACCGTTTGGCTCGAACAAGGGCTGTAAGATGCCAGGCCCTTCGTTTAAAGAGTGTATTGCTGTTGATATGGGTACCTTTATCAACCCGTCTGAATTTGCCGACAAACATATCATTGATGGCAAGTCTGTCATTGCTGTGGTTGAAGACGATACCGAAGGAAAGCACCCTCTGGCTTATGCCGAGGGTGTTTCTCTTTATCAGACAATGGTCTATATCGAGGAACATATTTTGCCGCGCCGACCGCCAGAGGGGAGCCAAATGGAGCTTGATGGTGAATGGTATACCGTCATGAAAGTTTCAGTGGAAGACGGGCTCATGATTCTAGCTCTGGAGGCGAACCAAGCATGATGAAGGTGGATGCAGCTGAATTGAAGATAGCAGAGCAAACAATCCGCACCTTAAAAACCGCGGCGCCGCGTGTCTTTGCTTCTGCACTCAACCGAACTGCACAAGGGGTCAAAACGGAGGCCGTAAAAAAAGTACGGGAAACCTACGAAGTCAAAGCGACAGACATTCGCCCTCTTGTCAAAGTGCGGCACAAGGCTAGTGCCCAAGATTTAAGGGCCGAGGTTGCTTCAAGCGGTCGAAGCATTCCCTTGATCCGGTTTAAGACCAATCCACGAAATGTGCCAAAGCGTGCTCCAAAATCGTTAAAAGCGACTGTCAAAAAAGGCGCTGCCAAGCTAATTAAGGGTGCTTTCGTAACAAAAGCAGGCGGTCATGTTGGCGTTTTTTCACGAGTCGGGAAAAAGCGGTTACCTATTGAGCAGCTGTACGGTCCAGCGATGCCAGTCATGCTGAATCAACCTGGCGTCATTTCTCATTTGAGAAAAGAAGCACAGCAGCGGTTAAAAACCCGAATGGATCATGAAGTAAAACGCGTACTCGAAAGGAAGGGAAGCAAGTGACAGCCGTGTTATTGCAGCATGCCATATGTAAGCAGGTGGAATCGATCATTGCTACGATGGCGCTGGAAACCCCGAAAAATGGGGATCGTGTACCTTGCGTCCATGCTGGGTACTTGCCACAGCAGCGCAGCTCCGATGAAGATAACAGCGATATTCCCTATATCCTCGTTCGTGTTGTGAGCGGTGAGGATGATATAGAGCAAGGAACTGTGCGAATCAAGCTATTGTTTGGGACCCATTCGCGAGAAGATGACGGATTTTTTTCGACTTTGAACTTGATGGAAAAAGTGCGTCAAGGATTGTTGAAATCAAGAACTGTTGATGACAAGTACCGCATGGAAATGCCGTATAAATGGCATCTGTTTGAAGATCAACCGTATCCAGAATGGATCGGAGAAGCTGAGACCATTTGGACGGTACCGACCATCATAGAGGAAGTTCAATATTGAAAGGAGCAATTCCATTGGAGAGACATGGTATTTATACGAAACAAGTACCAACTTCGGTTCTATCCACGATTACGGCCTCCGCTGTTCCTGTTGTATTCGGTACAGCACCCGTAAACCTAACCAAGCGGTCTACAGTACCAGTTAACGAGCCGATTCTATGCTACAGCTATAATGAAGCTGTGGAAGCATTCGGATATAGCGATGATTGGGATCGATTCACACTATGCGAATTTATCTATTCGCAATTTAAACTATTCGGACAAGCTCCTGTTGTGTTCATTAATGTGATGGACCCAGCCAATCATAAAACCATCGTTGTACCTGTTAGTATTCCGTTAGTAGATGGCGATGCGGTTATTGAAATGGAAGGGGTCCTGCTGGATAGCATCTCGGTTAAATCGGTTGAGGGAAGCACCACATACGATAAGGAAGTGGACTATACCCTTTCGTTCAATAAACAAGGCTTCGTTGTGGTTACAAGAACCAAAGAAAGCACGATACCGGCACAAGCTGCTGAACTCAAGATCGGCTATGTCAAATTGGACCGGACAACCGTTACAAAGTCTGAACTCATTGGCGGCATCGATGGAGCAACAGGAAAGCGCACAGGATTGGAATTAATCCAGCAAATTTTTCCACGGTTTGGCATGGTGCCGGGGCTCATCCTTGCACCTGGATTCAGCCATGATCCAGAAGTCGCCGCTGTAATGAATACCAAAGCAATCAACATTAATAATCATTTTCGTGCTATGGCCGTGGTGGATATTCCAACAGATACGGTCAATCAATACACCCTTGCACCGGAATGGAAGAAAAACAATGGGTATACGGCAGACTCACAAATCGTTTGTTATCCTAAAATCCGCCTGGCGGAGCGTATATTCCATATATCGACGCAGGTAGCCGGTGTTATATGTCAAATCGATCAACAAAATGGCGGCGTACCTTACGCTTCACCATCCAATCAGCCATTAAAAGCAAATGGTGCGCTGCTTGCGGAAGGTTCTGACCTGTTTTTAGGTCCAGAAGAAGCAAACTATCTCAATGCGAACGGCATTGTTACTGCTTTGAATTTTATTGGAGGATGGAAGGTTTTTGGCAATCGTACTGGTGCTTACCCAGCAATATCCGATCCAGTTGAAGCCTTTATTCCTGTACGCCGTATGTTTGATTGGTTAAGTAACACGATCATTTTAACCTACTGGCAGAAGCTTGATAACCCGGCCAATAAGCGGCTGATTGAAACGATCACTGATAGTATCAATATTTGGTTAAACGGGCTGCAATCATCTGGCTATCTGCTTGGTGGCCGCGTTGAATTCCGCAGCGATGAGAATCTGTCCACCGATCTAATGGACGGCAAGCTTCGCTTTCATATTTTTGCTACTCCGCCGTCACCGGCACAGGAAATTGAATTTTTGCTGGAGTATGATGCCCAGTATTTGGCCGATCTAACGGCCTAAAAGGAGGTAGTCTCATTGAAACAAGTACTAGAAAAGCTGACATCCTATTCGGTTTACTTGAACGGCTCGGATTTCCTTGGTACCGCAGATGTTCAGCTGCCAAGCCTCGAATATTTGACAGAAACGGTCAAGGGTGCCGGTATTGCAGGGGAAGTAGACTCCCCGACAATCGGTCATTTTGGCAGTATGTCCGTCACGCTGAATTGGCGTGCTGTTGATCCCAATGCGGTGAAATTGGCTGCACCGAAAACCCATGCTCTTGATTTTCGGGGTGCACAGCAAACGTTTAATGCAAGCAGCGGAAGCTATGATACATCAAGTGTGAAAGTTTCTGTACGTACTATTCCGAAAAAATTTGATATCGGTAAATTCGATGTAGGGTCCACCACGGATAGCACCAATGAATTTGAAGTCATTTATATGAAAATGGTGATAAATGATGCTACGTTGGTCGAGATCGATAAATTTAATTATATCTGCATTATTGATGGCGTGGATTATCTCGCTAAAGTACGTGAAGCACTAGGAATATAGGGGGAGTAAAACCATGAATACACCTGATGTTATCGACAATAACCAAGAAATGAACAGTCCAATCATTACACTTAGCCGAAGTATTGTCTTTGATGGGGAAACGGTCACCGAATTGAATCTCAACCTGGATGAGCTCACAAGCGAGGATTTACTTGCAGCAGAGCGCCAAATGAACGCGATGAACAAAGGAATGCTGCAGCCTGTGCCGGAGCTCTCCAAATTGTTTCAAGCACTTGTGGCCGCTCGAGCTGCTAAAGTGCCAGGTGAATTAATTACACAACTTTCAGCAAAAGATTTTTCGAAAATCACATTGCGGGTACAAAATTTTTTGCTCGGCTAGGGTTGGCTGAACAAAGGGGGTCACTGCTTCGAAAAGCAGCGGCCTCCCTTTCTATTTCTAGCCATACCCCAATCTCTTATTGGTTGGACATGCCCTTATATGAGCTATTCCAATGGATTCAAGATATCAAATCCATGAAGCCAGAAACGAGGTGAATCATGGCAAAGCAATACGAAATCGCATTTCGTTTAGCCGCACAGTTGGGCTCAAATTTCAAGCAAACCTTCGCGAATGCTGGGAAGATTATTGAGGGGTCAGCCGAAAAGGTTGCATACATCGCCAAGACGGCAGCCATTGCAGCTAGTGCCGTTGCAGCAGGGGCCGCAACGTTAGGTGTTGGGGCAATGATAGCTACAAACGATTACCAAAAAGCAATGAACAAGATTCAAATGTCCACGGATACCACAACAGAGCAAATGAAAGAAGTCAGTAAGATTGCAGAAAATTTGTATGGGCAAAACTTTGGCGAAAATTGGGATGACTTAGCTGCAGCCATATCAACAGCAAAATCGGTGACGAAACTTCAAGGTGATGAGTTAGAACGAGTTACACAAAATGCACTTATGATGCGAGATACGTTCGATTATGACGTCAAGGAATCCATCAAGGCAACCGATACCATGATGAAAAATTTTGGTGTCAGTGCAGAGCAAGCCTATACCTTGTTGGCACAAGGGGCAAAGCAAGGTTTGAACAAATCTGATGAGCTTCTGGATACGGCCAATGAGTATAGTGTCTATTTCAAATCGCTTGGTTTTTCAGCGAATGAAATGTTCGATGTATTTGGTGCGGGACTGGATGCAGGGGCCTTTAATTTAGATAAAGTTGGAGATGCTGTCAAAGAATTCAATATTCGAGTCAAAGACGGCAGCAAAGGAAGCCTTGAGGCTTTTCAAGCTCTTGGCATGGATGCCGATAAGATGGCTCAAACCTTTGCCAGTGGCGGACTCGGGGCAAAAGCAGCGTTTAATCAGGTTGTACAAGCCATATCTGCTATCGAAGATCCTGTCAAACGTAATACCGTTGGGGTACAACTCATGGGGACACAGTTTGAAGATATGGAAGCTGGCGTCATTGCTGCCATGGGAACCGCGCAGAGCCGATTTGATGGGGCCAAAGATACGCTACAAGAAATTAATAGCCTACGTCTGGATTCACCAGGGCAATTTTTAACCATGCTGGGGCGGCAGATTCAAACACAATTCGTCTTACCGTTAGGTAAAGCGGTCATGCCTGCATTCCGAACGTTCTTTTCTTGGACCCAATCTGCTTTACCGGCCATTCAGCAAACGGTCGCAAACGTCTTTCAATCTATCGGAAATAAGATCAGCTTCATCGTTGGGAAATTGTCTTATATAGGTGATGCCTGGGCAGTGGCCAAAAGCATTTTCTCTGGATCTGAATTTAATATGACAGCATGGACCGGATTGGTTGATAAATTAACCGCCCTAGGTATAAGCAGCGAAGTTGCTCAAGGCTTTGCACAGATGTTTACCCGGTCCATGCTCAATGCCAAGAATTCGATGGATGTATTCACGAACGGGGTCAAACTCATCTACAGCCTGCTTGGTGGCGGCGCCGATATGAGCGCTTGGTCTGCCATGCAAGAATCACTTGTCAAGCTTGGGATGAGTAAAGACGGTGCTTATCAGCTTGTCACTCAGCTTTCTAGCGGATTTATCAAGGTTAAAGAGACCGTTATGCAAATCCGCCCTTTAATCTCAAGCCTTATTAATGGTTTTGCCAGTACACTTCAGCAAATCGTTCCGCTTTTCTTCAGTGTGGCATCGACTGTCCAATCAGTTGCTGGACGAATATTAACCGCCATCGCTCCTGTTATCGGGTTTCTCGTCTCAAAATTACTACCTGTACTGATGTCGATTGTCGGGTTTATAGTTCAGTCGGTGATTCCAGCCGTATCGAGTGCAATTACATCATTACTGCCTAAACTTACGGTGATTGGTGATAAAATAGCCCAAGTTTTTATGGTTGTATGGGGTGTAATTCAACCGATCATCCAAAATATGATTACGGCGTTTAATATTGCCTTTCCTATCATCCAGTCTGTCGTTATGAATGCCATTACGGCCATTCGGGGCATTATCGATGGGTTATTGATGGTATTAGGTGGCGTTCTTGACTTTATTGTCGGCATATTTACGGGTAACTGGTCTCAAGCTTGGACTGGTGTTAAGGATATTTTCAGCGGTATTTTTAGTACGCTAGGGTCCGTCTTGGCTTTCCCTATTAACCTTGCGATTGATGCCATGAATGCCGCCATTCGGGGGATGAACAAAGTCAGTTTTGATGTTCCCGATTGGGTCCCTAAAATTGGCGGCCAAAGTTTTGGTGTCAATATCCCTGAAATAGCTAAACTTGGTGGCTATGCTGATGGGGGGATTGTTTCTAGTCCAGAGCTCGCTTGGGTCGGTGAAGGTGGCGACAAAGAGGTTATAGTCCCTATCAATAACTCAGAACGCTCGAAATCATTGTGGCAAACCGCTGGAGATATGCTTGGGATGAGAAGCAACACCTCTTCTGGAGAAACAACCAGCAGCCTACCGCAAATCGTTTATGCTCCACAGATCCACGCACCAGGCGCCACAGAAGATCTATTGCAAAAGGTCGCTGACATGCTGGCAAGAGACAAACAGGATTTTGAACGGATGCTAACTCAATATTTCGCCAACAAAAAGAGGGTAAGCTATGGCTGATTACGTCACGAATCAAGGGGACATGTGGGATCAAATTGCACTGAAGGTATACGGCAGTGAAAAGGAATTGCCTGCTTTGTTAGCAGCGAATCCCCACCATGCACAGACCGTCATTTTTTCAGCTAATGTCACGCTGCAGGTCCCCACCATCACTAAAACAAGCATACGTAATGTTCCACCATGGAAAAGGGGGAGGCCAGCAACATGATAGCACGCAGGGCAGAGGTCGCTTTGTTTTATGGTGATGTAGATATTTCTTCTTCCATTTCTGAATTCTTATTAGATTTCACGTTTAGTGATAATGGAACCGGCAGTGTCGATGACCTGCAGATCTCGTTAGAGGACCGTAATCAACTTTGGCAAAGTGACTGGGCTCCATTTCAAGGGGATACCCTTATTGCTTCCATTAAGTTAATTAACTGGTATGGTGAAGGAACCGAGGATACCTTTTATTGTGGATCGTTCGAGATTGATGAAACCAGCTGCTCGGGACCACCCGATACCATTCAAATTAAAGGGGTTTCAGTACCGGTATACTCTAGTGCTCGATACGAGAAAAAGAATAAAGCATGGGAAAAGGTCAAATTATCCACTATAGCGCGAGATATCGCCCGAAAATCCGGTCTTTCCTTAGTCTTTGAGTTGGAGGATGACCCAACCTATGACCGTGTGGATCAAACCGAACAATCCGACCTTGGTTTTCTGCAATCTGTGGCCGTCAAAGAAGGTGCTGCAATGAAATTAACGGATTCGCAGCTTGTTTTATTTGATGAGCGTGTTTATGAACAAGAAGAGCCTGTGTTATCGCTTGTTCGTGGACAAAGTGACATTTTGTCTTATTCGTTCAATTTTAGTGCGGCAGATGCTGCATACAGTGCTTGTGAAGTATCTTATTTCGATCCTAAAAAAGGAAAGATCAGCTACACATTTAAAGCACCTGGAGCTCCCGATGATGGGCCTGTCCTACGGATCAATGAAAAGGTCGATTCCATCCAAGAAGCTATGAACTTAGCCAAGAAAAGCTTGCGTGAAAAGAACAAAGAAGGAAGCAAAGCAAGCTTTTCCTTGATGGGTAACCCCGATTTGATCAATGGGGTTACCATTATGGTTTCTGGATGGGGCAAGTATGATGGCAAGTATTTTGTCACAAGTACCAAACATTCGGTTGGTAGTGGGGCATATAGCACGGACATTGAAGTACGGCGCGTTCTGGAGGGATACTGATATGAGCGATTGGCGAAACCTTATCCGCGTTGGCTTGGTTTCTTCCGTAAACCGAGAAGCCGGTACAGCTCGCGTTACATTTCCAGATAAAACAGATCAAGTGACAGCAGATTTGCCCGTATTGGTGCCAACGACACAACAAGCCCATTACATTACTTTTCCTCAAGTAGGAGAAACCGCTGTTTGTTTATTTTTAGGCAATGGCATTCAAACTGGGTTTATACTAGGGGCGCTATATACGGACCAAAACCCACCTCCAGCCGTAGAACCGAGTGCTCACGGGGTATGGTTTCCCGATGGAAGCCATGTTTATTACGATCCAACGGCAGGCACCTTGCACCTAAAGGCATCCAGCCATGTGCATATCGAGGGTAATTTGGTGGTTACTGGTACCGTTACGCAAGGGGGTAGTTAATCATGATCGGATCTTTGGGGGATGTGGTATTCGTCGCCACAGATGATACCATTCGCACTTTTACCGACTTTTCACGAAAAAGTACGGCACGCTGGGGGAAACATGAAGTTTTAGGCCAAAAGCAAAAATCCCAGTTCCTCGGTCCTGATTTGGATACCATTTCTTTTTCTATGCGCTTTGACGTTAGTTATGGCATGAATCCCTTGCAAGAAATGGAGATTTTACTCGAAATGAACCGTAGCGGACAAGCAGTTGATTTAACGATTGGTGGAAAGTCGCTTGGTGTTGGGTTATGGGTCATTACTTCCCTTGAACAAGCATGGAATGTAATCGATAATCAAGGGAATGTGCTGGTAGGTACAGCAACGATTAGTTTAGAGGAATATATCGTGGGGTGAATGCGGTGGAGTATGAGGTATCCGCTGAAGCTGCTCAGATCGATTTTGGCGCTACAGGTCTTGACGAGATCAATCAAAATGTTCTAACCATTTTGACAACTTGGCAAGGCAGTGTTCCATTAGATCGATCTTTTGGCATCGATGCCCCTATGGATCAGCCACAAGCGGTGATTGAGGCAAGAATGACCAATCGAATATTACGCGCGCTTCGTCAGTATGAACCGCGGATTACCGTCATCAAAATTCGATATGAATATGAAGCGATGAACGGGCGGATTAAGCCTATCATCCGCTACCGTTTAGCAGATGGGGTGATGGTATGAATTTATCCGAATTAAAAGATGTTCAGTTCGTAACGGCGGATGTTACCGAAACGACTGAGAAAATGATAACTATATTTGAGGCTTTAACGGAAAGAAAGCTGTACCCAGGCGACCCGGTACGGCTTTTTTTATTATCGATTGGGTCCATCATTGTGCAGCAGCGAGCATTGATCGATCAAACAGCCAAACGAAATTTATTACGTTATACCAGCGGTGATTATTTAGATCATTTAGGAGCCTTTGCCGAAACACCGCGGCTGGATGCTGTTGCTGCTATCACTGTATTACGTTTTTTTCTGTCCGCCATTCGTCCTGATCCGGTCCTGATCCCAATTAGAACGCGTGTCGGCGTGAAAGGGGGAAGCATTGTCTTTGAAACAACCGAAGTCAAAGAAATCCCCCCCGGCAGCCTTTTCATTGATATACCTGCTATTTGTACCCTAGCAGGGACAGCAGGCAACGATTTTTTGCCTGGACAAATTGTGCAAATTGTGGACCCTATCGCCTTTATATCCCAAGCATCGAATCTGACGACAACCAGCGGTGGTGCGAACCGCGAAAGTGATGATGCGTATCGGGTCCGAATCCACGAAGCGCCAGAATCGTTTTCGGTAGCTGGTCCAAGCGCAGGTTATCGGCATTGGGCAAAGACAGTGAGCTCCGCCATTATTGATGTTGCTGTTTATTCCCCAGCGCCAGGTGAAGTGCATGTGGTGCCGTTAATGGATGGCGGGGATGTCCCGTCTGGAAGCATCCTTACTGCGGTTAGTACTGTCTGTAATGACAAAACCATTCGACCATTAACCGATCATGTGACCGTCAAAGCACCCACGGTGGTTCATTACCATGTAGCAATTCAATATTGGATCGACATTAACGATGCTGTTGACGCTGCACGTGTTCAAACAGCAGTTACGGAAGCTGTCAATGGCTTTGTACTGTGGCAAAAATCCAAACTGGGCCGTGCTATCAATCCGTCTGAACTTGTCCGCCGAGTGATGCAAGCTGGGGCGCGCCGAGTCGATATAACGGATTTGGTGCATACGCCAGTTGGCGCTTCAGAGGTTGCCATCGCAGATACCATCGAAATCCATTATGGAGGGCTTGAAGGTGATTAACTTAGACCAAATCCAATTAATTAACATCCTTCCGCCCAATCTCCGAAATGACCCAAACATTGCAGCAGCAGCCAAAGCCATTGATGGTGAACTGCAGGATTTAAACGAATCCATTCGCAAGCTGGACATTTTTTCACGGTTGGATACGTTGGAAGCGGCCGAAATCGATGAATTGGCGTGGCAATATCATGTTGATTTTTATGACGCTTCCCTTCCCTTAGAGACCAAGCGATTACTCGTAAAGAATAGTTATGCTTGGCACCGGCGTAAAGGTACACCCTCAGCCGTGGAAGAACTGATAACAACCATTTTTGGTGACGGTCAAGTAGAGGAATGGTACGACTTTGGCGGTGAACCCTACACTTTTCGTGTGGTGACAACCAATCCCAAAGCCACCAACGAACAAGCGCAAGAGTTTATCAAAGCATTGAATTCAGTCAAGAATGAACGATCCTGGCTTGAAAGCATCCAGGTTTCCATCACAGATGAAATGAATCTTCATATCGGCGGTGTGCTGCACATCGGAGAATTTATGACAATAAAGCAGGTGGTATAAGTGGGAGCTTTTGGCGGCTTAATTTTAACAAAAAGTGGTTTAGCGCTTCAATCCAAGGTGCAATTAGGGACAACGCTTCATTTCACACGAATCGCGATGGGTGACGGCAGCTTGACCGGTCAATCTATCGTTGATTTAAAAACCATGATTAGTGAGAAAAAGTCTTTGCCCATTACAAAGGCTGAGAAATTACCCAGTAATCAGGCAGTCGTTGGTGCGGTTTTAAACAATCAGGACATATCAACAGGTTTTTATTTCCGTGAAATCGGTGTGTTTGCCCAAAATCCAGACGGGGGAAGCGAGATCCTGTATTGTTATGCGAACGCTGGTAAAGATGCGGAGTATATCCCAGCTGCAGGCGGCGCGGATATCCTTGAACGGTACATTAATGCCATTGTCATTGTGGGGAATACAGCCAATATATCGGCTACAATCGATCAGTCATTGATCTATTTGACGATGCAAGATTTTAATCAGCATGTAAATGATAAAGCAGCTCATGGTGCTACACCTGCAGCAACAGCAAACGCGATTGTGCGCCGCGATGATGCAGGCAGATTTAAAGCCAGTGCTCCAGCTGCAAGTGATGATGTGACTCGAAAAGCAGAGGTGGATGCGGTTCAAACCAATCTGACCAATCACACGAATGCTGGCACAGTCCATGGCTCTACTCCTTCGGCCACACCTAATGCAATAGCCCAACGGGATGCAAACGGGAGGCTTAAAGCAGCTGCACCGGCTGCAAGTGATGATGTGGCTCGAAAGGCGGAAGTGGATGACATTCGTTCAGACGCTACGAAGCCATTCAGAGTTGAGGTAAGGACTACTGATCCAGTCAACCCAGAACCAGGTCAAGTATGGTGCCGAGAAGATCTGTTGTTGTAGGAGGCAAATAACTTATGGCAGTGGCAACTTTATATGCAAATAAATCCACATGGTGTAATTATGAGTACAGATCTAACTCGTATGTTGTTACTTTAAATTCAACAGGCACCCCCCAGTTATCATTTTATGGGACGTATGACAGTGACAATGGCGACTATCAAGACTTGCAATACATTGACTTTAATTGGAACGACTTGCCTGCTAATGTAGTCATAAACAGTGCAGTCTTGCGATTATACGGGAATTCAAAGAGTGGCAACGTTCAATATAAATTTTCACGAATAACTAGCGGTTGGTCTGCTGGAAACCGTCCAGATTTTACCGACGGAAATGCTTTGACGGGGTACACAAATACACTCGCCGTAAATACTTATAATGATTTCAATGTAACTCAGTTAGTCAGGGACATGGGCAATAGTAGGCTTGGGTTCAGACTCGCAAAAGCCGATAATACAGGTGAATTTGGTGGATTTTATTACCAAGGCATAGCCGGTGCTAATAAGCCATATTTAGTGGTTGATTATACAATACCAAATGTATCTCCAAATGGACCATTACTAAATACTCCGACAAATGGCGCATGGTATAACTCTCCACGCCCATATTTTACATGGGCATTCAGTGATAATGATGCAGGAGATTATCAAAGCGCGTTCCAAATCCAAGTATCAGCAGATTCAAATTTTGCTAGTGGTTGGGTAGGAGACACGGGGTATACGCCAGGCTCGAGGCAAGATTGGACATGGACACATGATCTTGGCGATGGCGTGTATTATTATAGAATTAGAACATGGGATAGTAAGGGGTGGGAGGGTCCTTGGTCATGGGTTCCAGTCTTTGGAATAGATGCCGGTAAACCATCGGTTTCTATTACATCACCTCCTAACAATCATTCACAAAAAGACCAAAATATAGTTATATACTGGGAATACACTGATAACACCGCTCAAAAAGGTTTCAATATTGAAATTGTAAATAAGGAATATACAGCCACAATATGGAGTAGCGGTTGGAGATATGAAACCGATAGAAGAAGCTATGTGTTACCTAAAATGGGTGATAATATTAGCTTTTTTGTACGTATGTCTGTTATGGACCAGGGCGGTAATATATCAGGTCCCATTGAATCCACTAACAGGTTTTATTCCATAGACAATACAGCTCCCAATATTGGCAGTGTCTCAGGTCAGCAATACAATAGCAACATTGGAAATACTACTAAAATATATGCTTATAACGTTACTGATAATGTAAGTGTAGTTGCAGTATCCGTGTGGCTAACAAGACCTGATGGGTCCGCTTATCAAATTGATAATGCAACCTATGACGGAAATTGGTATACGGTAGTTTCTTGGAATGGATTAATGCAAGGAAATTGGGGAATAGATTTCAGAGGTCATGATGCAGCTGGCAATATAAGTGCAATGGCAAGAGCGTATGTGTATGTTGATTCAACGCCTCCTACAATAGGAAGTGTTGCAGGAGATCAAAATAATCGTACAGCTAACCCACAATATACCACCACTCAAGCTAATGGTTCTTTTAGGGTGTGGGCTAAAGATGTTGTCGATAATGGATCGGGTATTAACCGTGTACAATTTCCTACTTGTAACTATACACAATCAGGTGGAGCTACTTGGTTGTGGTTTGATGGAATTAGGGAGGCAGGCACGAACAATTGGTACTGTGATATACCAATCAATCAGTTCGGAAATGGTGAAGGGGAATATTTAACTGATCCATATGCTTTTGACAATGCTGGTAATCAAGTACAAGCGTCACAACCGAGGGTGCGGACATTCGTTGATAGAACAGCTCCAACTATTACAAGTGTTCAAGGCTATTCATATACGAATCAAACATCAGGTAATAGGCGCGTATGGGCATATGGCATTCAAGATAATCTATCAGGAATATTTAATGTTTATTGTAATTATACGCCACCAGGACAAGCAACTGTTAACGGTGTAGTTGGTGTACAGTCAGGTTCTGACTATTATGTTGACATTCCGATTACGGGAGAAGGGGAGTATAAGGTAGATTTTTATTGTCAAGATAAATCTGGAAACTGGATGATTGGAAGTAAGGCGGCCTATTTCTTTGTCGACTCTCAACGAGCTAACGATCCGAACATTTCCGTGGTTTGGGGGCTAACGGATGCCACATTCACATGGAGTGAATTCAGCGATCCAGCCCCGTCTTCAGGTAGGGCTACAACAGATTTCTATCTCGGAGAGTGGAACGGATCGAGCTGGGTCGGGACTCCGATGTTCAACGGTCAGGATATCGGTAATGTGACGAGTAAATATGTGCCTGGTTTGAAGCAAGGTACTCGTTATCGATTCACTGTAACCTACCACGATAAAGCTGGGAATGAAAGCTCCTATACCTACCGCGAGTTCATGACCAAAAAGAAAGTCGGAGTGTATCCGGTCGGAGGGAAGAACGGATCAGTGATTTTGCTGTCCGTTTATGACCCGACATCGGGGGTACTTGGTTCTAAGGCTTTACGCGTGGGATTGAAGTCGGGCGGGGTCGGATGCTTTGAGTTAGTGTCAACAACAGACCCTAATGCTTCTGCATATCGCATAAGCAACAAAGCCATATCAAAATAAAGGAGCTTAAAAAATGAATAGACAATATCTTTTAAAACGAAGTCCCGAAGATTCTCGGGACTTTTTTCGCGTTCCCAAGTATTCCATTCTTCCGGATGAAGTGGATTTACGTCCGAATGATGTACCCATTTTTGACCAGGGACATATCGGTTCCTGCACAGCAAATGCAGGCTGCGGATTAAGAGAGTTTCTTCGAAAGCGTGAGGATGGTTTAAGCCTATATTTTAACCTCTCTCGCCTTTTTCTCTATTGGCACTCTCGGGAAATGAGAGGATGGGAGAATGAAGATAGCGGGGCTTTCATTCGTGACATGATGAAAGTGTTAGCAGATATCGGCACATGCACAGAGTCACGCTTCCCTTACATCCAAAACACTTTTCGCGATAAACCGACAGCAGAGGCGGAAGCAAATGCTGGGGAGCATCGAATCAAAGAATACCACCGCGTTTTTGATTTGAACGGCTTTAAATCGGCGCTTGCTGAAGGATTTCCGGTTGTATTTGGGTTCGATGTCTTCCCCGACTTTGAATCGTGGGAAGTGGCTCGTACTGGTATTATGCAGGACTATCCAGAGAATGCAGTTTCTCATGGTGGACATGCTGTGTTAGCGGTTGGATACAAGAAAATCAACGGCAAAGATTACTTCATTGTTCGAAATAGTTGGGGAGAAGCTTGGGGCGATAAAGGCTATTTTTATATGCCCGAATCGTATTTCCCCCATATTTACGATATGTGGACAGCAACTCTATAAATAATTGAAAGGAGATATTGAAATGAACTTTAAAGATATTGGATCACTGGCTGTAGGAGCTGCAGCAGGGGATAGCGCTAGACAATTTTCGTTCACGGGTATTGTTGCATTCATTAGTACAATTGTAAGTGATTACTTGGGCGGATGGGATTCGGCTTTAAAAGTGTTGGCTTTCTTGATGTTTGTTGATTACTTAACAGGCGTGCTAGGAGCATTGAAGTCAAAAACCCTAAATAGTGATGTCATGTTTTGGGGTGGTGTCCGTAAGGGCATCGTCTTTTTGGTTATTGCTTTGGCTGGTATGTGTGACCAGTTTGTAGGAGGGCAAGCCCCGATATTCCGCACTCTTGCACTATACTTCTACTCTGGTCGTGAGGGATTGTCTGTTATTGAAAATCTAGGTGTGCTAGGTGTACCTATGCCTGCAGCGTTGACACAATTCTTAGAGCAATTGAGGCAGAAAGGGGATCAATCAAGTGGCAAAGGGATTTGATTGTGCAACACCACTTAGTTTATATAAAGCCAAAGAATTTTTCGAACAGGGGTATTCATTTGTTTGCAGATACCTTGCTCCAGAGGGTTCTTGGAAACGGCTTTCAGCTTCTGAGGCCCAACATATTACAAGCGCTGGCTTATGGATTGTATCTGTATTTGAGCGTGGAGCCGACAATGCACTAGCTGGAGCTGTACAAGGGGCAGAGGATGGCAAGCTTGCCTTACAGTATGCACAGGAGATCGGACAGCCCGAAGGGACGGTCATTTATGCGGCCGTGGATACAGATGTGAACCCCTCTCATTACGATGTAATAGAAGCGTATTTACGAGCATTTGACGAGCAGATTACCGGCTATGAGCTTGGTGTGTATGGTGAATATGAAATTTGTAAAGTAATGCAGGAGCGCTGCATCGTTTCCAAGGTGTGGCAAACCTATGCTTGGAGCCGTGGAGCCAAGCTAGATAATCCAAACATTTACCAATATCAAAATGACATCGTTGTTAATGAAACTGGGATTGATCTTGATGAATCTAACGGCGATGCTGGAGGGTGGAAAACAGGCATGGCAATTAAAAATGCAGTTCCAGAACTACCAACTGCTATTGCAAATAATATCATTGATTCGTATTTGTCTCTTGCATGGGAAAATTGTGAGAAAGAGCGCTATCTTGCCATGCAGGAAGGACGAACCCAAGACGCTGCAGCGTGGATGAATTTGCGAGATTGGCAACACAGATTAGCGAACACACTCCGCAGATCATCAGGTCAATTAGTAGAATAGACTAGACAAAGCCCTCTATCCTTTGGGATGGAGGGCTATTTTTATTTGAACAGTTTTTTAATTAGAGAAAAAATATCAAACGTTGTTCGCTTATACACCTTATTATATACGTATTTTTTGGGGCTTCTAAGCCATCCATAACCCCTAGGTATCTTAATCCCCAGCTGATGTACAACCTGCCTTTTAAGGCTCGTTCTAGCTGCTACACGTTTCTTAATACTAGGCTTTCTCATGCCGAACTTCATATAATCCCCCCTAGTAACATGCTATGTATCTCATAATATACCACTTTTCATAACAAAATTACCCATTTTCTTTACTGTTTATTTGACGCGCGACAAATAAAGTGATATAATAAGAGTGTGGAAAGGAGGTGAACAAGATTGGATGTGAACCAAATGAAAGATGTGGCTGCCATCATCTTCTATACAGCAGGAGCAATTAAACTGATTATAGAAATCCAGAAGATGAGGAAAAAGAAAAAGCGCCTCAAAAAGAGACGCAGCCGCAAATAAAACCTTGAAGGGGAGGGCAGCCTCCCTCCTCTTCAAAATCCATTATATCACATCCAACCAAATTATGAAGAGAATCACAACCGCAACGGATACTCTGTTTTTCATTATGGCGATACTGTATGTGCTTGATCTGAATTTCGGTCAACTAACCGGTATACAGTTGGGCGCTTTAAGCATCATTACAGTATGGATCGTACTATTCATTACAAAGCTACTCATCAAGGAGAAATGAGCATGATGTATCAATTTGAATCCAAACAAGCATTGGTCGAGTTTCTAGCCTCGGAAGTCATCGACACTTCCGAGGCACTGGAAATCCTCGAGTGCAAACGCCAAAACTTAAGTTATCATGTAGCACGCGGCAACATATCACCTATCAAAGCACTGAAGAAAGAAACGCTTTATTTAAAATCTGATGTATTGAAATTGCATGAAACCATGCAAAAAAGAAAGCTCTAGATCTATCTGAATTAGAAAAAGCCGCTTGATGGAAGCAAGCAGCCTTTAGGGAAGAGAAACTTTGGTCGGTACCTCTCCCACTCCATCTTATCAGAAATAAGGAGTGTTGAACATGATATATACATGGTGGTGGCAATCATACTTGGCAGCATACTTTTTGTTTTGGTTTTATTAACGGTAGCATGGTGCATCCAGAATGGCCGGCCTGGGCAGATTCACCAATCGTTCACGGCCAATGCCCATATAAAAGGAAAATTTAGGGCGAACGTTTAACAGGATATAATGTTGAAGAATACATGATCCTTCGTAATACGATAGCTCAGCAGCCCTGATATTTATCGGTTAGTAATGAATTAAATCTTATTCAAAATGCCGCAGGGTCCTTATTTAGACGATTTATTAAAAAAACGTAAACTTGCCCATGTCGGGCTTCATTTGACTGAATAAATTACAAAGTACCCATCATTTTGCTGCAGGAGAGGGATCTTACATTGAAAAGAAGCATTCATAAATTAATGCGAGGTAAAAAGGTTATCGGAATAGGTTCGTCGCGAATCGTGTACGATTGGAATCATAATTATGTATTGAAAGTTGCCAAATCGAAACTTGGAATCAGATGTAATCGTACAGAAGTTACCATCTATCGATCATCTCCATCACAGGTGAGAAGACGTCTTAGTGCTGTTGTAAAACATGGGAATGGTTATAGATGGCTGATCATGAGAAAAAATGTTCGAAAATTTTCCAGGACGAGCGAAAGTGTATACAGAATCGACAAGCTGAGAGAAAGATTCGAGAGGTACGGTATCATCCCCCATGATCTGAGAGTGTATAAGAACGGACACTATACAAACTTGCGTCTGAAACACAACGGAAAGATTGTTGTTATAGATTACGGACATTTTATAAATACGCCATGGCAGGGTTGATCGGAAGATTGAAGTATAAAACATCAAATTGAACAGAAATTATTCCAAAAAAAAAATCCCCACTGGCCTTTAGAGGCTGGTAGGGATTTTTTTCATTCATGCACTATATCTTTGCTGGCAAGTAAAAAATAGCACTGCTGATCAACGGCAGTTATTACAACACGCCCTGCGGTATCATAATCCATATCTAAAATATCCGCAGCGGTCAGGGTAATTAATTCATGTGTTTCCCGATGTATAGCATGGTACAACATAAAATCACTCCCTCTCTAGAATAAAATCCACGAATACCGGCGAGCGCAGGAGCCCTGCTTTTGTCCAGTTCCTTATCTTAACCTTCGCCTTAATCCGCGGCTCAAGATAAAAGTAATCACGGTCTTCTCCACGGAATAGCTGGTCTTTGACGCCATAAAAGGCCATCTTATGATGGGGTGTTACTCCAAGCTCAATCACTCCTAGTGGTCGGCCTCTTTCATCTGCTGCCAACCATCCGAAGTCTCCTTTCCTATATCCTGAAATAAACACCTCTGTATATGTCCAGTTGATTATTTTAAGCCACGCGCTAGACCGGCTGCTAACGTAAATTGAGTTAGAACGTTTTGCAACGATGCCTTCCATTCCTAAAGATTCGATTTGAGAATACAGCTGCTCACCTTCAGCCTCAATCGATGGAACTAGCGCCATATGAGGGTTTCCGAAGTCCAAAGTAGATAACAACTCTTTACGCTTATGTAATGGATAGCCGCGGAGATCCTCACCCTTATAACGGAGAATATCGAAAATAACATAATTAACTGGTCGTAGCTCTGCAGCCCTCAGGACTTTATCCGGTTTACGCAGAGAAAATCGCTCCATTATCGCCTCGAAATCCACATGGCCAGCTTCGTCCGTAGTTGCTGCCTCACCATCTAGGATGACATCATCAAGTTCTATAGTTTGAAGCTCAGGATACTGGCGTGTGCAATCGTTATTGTGACGAGTATATAAGCGCGGCTGATCGCCGTCGATACGCGATAAAAGAAGTCGGTGACCGTCTATCTTCGGCTCGAACACGTAATCCTCATCGGAGAAAGGAGCCGATGCTGTCTCAAGTAACATGGGGGATATAAACACGTACAATCACCTCTAAAGTAATTATAGCTGTGATATATGCATCAAGCAGGCGGTAAGTATTGGCAGGGTCCAAGTTTGCAGTTAAAATGAGGGAAAACTAGAAGGGGACAAACACTAAATGAAACATTATAAAGGCTTCCGAGTGCTTACATCACCTATCCACCTACACACGGCCGCAGCAAATAAGACTCCAGTTCTCGTATTTCAAGAGGAAGAATTGATCGGCAGCGGCGTCATTGAGGAAGTTACGGAACTGTCAGTTAAGATAAATAAAGATCGATATATGCGTGAGGTATGTAAGTTTGTCTATGTAAAATAG